TTTGTTTTTGATAATCATTATCATTTATTGATATTTATCATTGCAATAACATATTGCAATTATTGAGGATTGCAAGTATTATTTTTGACAGTATATGTAAATTAAAAAAGAATAAAAAGTGAATATATAAATGAAATTAAATGATTATAGAATAAAAAAAGGATGGTCGTACACAAAGTTAGCAGAGATGGTTGGAGTAAGTCATGCAACTGTGTGTCGTAGGTGGTGTCTGGGTTACAAGCACCCACAAGGTAAAATACCTGCACCTAAATATATGGAAACAATACTTAAATTGACCAATTCAGAGGTACAACCAAATGACTTTTACCAAGATGAAATTAATTGACCCCAATATACAAATTTTTTTGTATGAAAATGCAATCCTGTATTGCAGACTTTTATGGTCAAGTATTAAGTGATTCGTTTTAGGAGGGTATATGAAAAAAATAAATTCGTATAAAAACAAAGGTTGGAGGGTAGTTGCTTATCAAACAACACAAAGTGTCAAAACAGGTAAATGGATAGAAACTGCTCCTGATGCAATACATAAAGCAAAGCAGCAATATGATAGTGGGCAGCTTAATATGTGTCAGCTACGAGATCCATCTGATAACTGCATTTATTTAATTACTAAAAAGAGAACGACTATAGGAATGTATCGTAAGCCTTATTTCTTTGTACAAACCAAGCTGCATCCTAGTCGCAAATCTATAATAGATCAGAGAATAAAAGAGAGAGGTTTTAGTGCATGAAAAAATTAGAACCCTTTCACTCTTCGCAGGTATTGGAGGGATCGACCTTGGGCTTGAAGCAACAGGACACTTTGAAACAGTCCAGTTTGTTGAATACGACCCCTACTGCCAACACATACTCAAAAGACATTGGCCAGATGTCCCTGTTTGGGGAGATGTCAAAACCTTTGACTCAGACAGTTGCGGAGAAATCGACTGTATCGTTGGTGGCTACCCATGTCAGCCATTTTCAGTTGCCGGGAAGCAGAAAGGCACGCAAGATGACCGCCACCTCTGGCCGAGAATGTTTGAAATTATTAAACACAAAAGACCCTCTCTTATCCTTTGCGAGAATGTGTCTGGTCACATTGTCTTGGGCCTCGACGAAGTGTTACTTGACTTGGAAGGTGAAGGCTACTCCACGAGGACGCTTCTTATTCCAGCTTCAGCAGTCGATGCCAACCATAAAAGAGAGCGTGTCTGGATTGTGGCCTACTCCAACAACACAGGAGATAGAACATCCCAACGCAGAACTAACCAAAACAGGCAGACGCATGACGAAGGACAAGCAGAGCAGCCACAGTCTCAATCTAGCAGACAAAGTACAGATGTGGCCAACACCGAACGCATGGGATGGGAACAGAGGGCCGAGAAGTCAAAAGAACCTGAAAGAGAAAAACCATCAGATCAATCTAATAACAGCAGTCAAGGATGCACAGAGTTCAAACCCAGTAAAAATGTGGCCATTGGGAGCAAAGTTAGAAGAGAGAGTAGCACAGAAAATGTTTCCAACACCCAAGGCAAGGGATTGGAAGGACAGCGGATCGATAGAGAAACTAGCAGAGACAAAGAGCCAAGAGAGTTTGATGCACAGAGTGGCAAAGCAAATGTTTCTGACACCAACAGCCAACGAGGATGCAGCGGGGAGACCAGGAACCAAGATGCAGAAGATGTTGGGCAACAGTCCAGAAGTAAGGAACACAGGCAAGGGAGCATTGAACGCAGACTGGGTGGAGTGGTTGATGGGGTTTCCTCATGGATGGACGAACCTGACATCCCAAGAGTTACAACAAATCAAACAGGGAGGGTGCAAAGATTGAAGATGCTTGGCAATGCAGTAGTACCTCAAGTGGTATATCAGTTGGGATTAGCAATGAAGGAGTTATGGAATGAAGTATGAAATTAATATAAAGCTAACAGCAAATAGAAAGCCTAAGTTAGATGAGTTAAACGATTTTCTTTTTTGCAGGATACGAGACAACGACCTTAAATATTCTGTAACGGTTATAGAAGAGCCAATGCTTTTACAAAAGGATGGGTTCAATGACAAGAAATAAACATGACTTTTACCCTACACCTTACAGCATAGTGGATGCAGTAGTAGGAGTGCTGCAACGTGAAATGCAGTGGAAGGATGAAAAGTTATGGGAGTGTTGTGCCGGGGATATGCGTTTTGTTAATGCCATGTCGGATCTTGGAGATGTAGTTGCTACAGATATTAAAACTAACCAGAACTTCTTTTGGTACAAAGAGGCCTTAGCTCCTGTTGTAGTAACCAACCCACCATTTAACTGTATTAGAGAATTTATAGATCATGCCTTTGCTATCGGGGTACAGAAGATGGCATTAGTATGCCCTGAGAGGTTATGGGCTTGTGCCAGGGGGTATTCGCAGTTCCAGAGGCATAAACCTTCCTATTGGTATCAGATGTCATGGAGAGAGGATTATTTGGGTAAAGGGGGTAAACCTGATCGGGCTTTAGCATTAGCGGTATGGAACACACCTAATGCAGAGGATTGTAAGTACAGGATATTGGATAAACCAGTTAAGCAGGGAGATATCGAGCATGAAATACATCGTAGGGATACAAGGCAAGAACAGGATCAGGTACGAGTTGTATCAGTTTCCAACAGATAATGAAGCTAGAGATTATTTTAACAAGAAGTATGGAACGTTAGTTGCTTCTATTTTTAAGGTATTTGATATTTGAAAAGAGATATTTTGAGAGATTGTTTAAAACAACTAGAGTCTACTCTAGAGTTAACTCTAGAGTCAACTAGAGACTCTCTAGTAAGCTCTAGAGTCTACAGAGAGTCTACTCTCCCATGTTTACATAGAGAGTTATATAGAGAGTCTCTAGTAGACTCTAGAGAGGGTGGTGATTCGCCAAAGCAGGAAGCGTATGTAGATGCAAAGGTGGTACAGCAGATGCTCCAAGGTGTCGCTAAAAACATGAACCCGGCATACAGGAAAGCGAAAGAAGCAAGAAGGAAGGATGAGTACCAATGGCGGTTGAATAGGATCTATAAGTGGATGAGGAAGAGTTATAGCTCACAAAGGATGATTGATATTCAAAAGAAGATTATGAGAAGCAGTAAGAGTGAGGTGTTGGATTGGCTAAGAGGGATGGAGGAAGCGCATGCTCAAACAAAAGTTAGGTAGGGAATGGAGTGTTACAGATCTGGATCGGTTATTTAAGGAAGCAGCTACAACCCTGCATAGATTGCCTGCGGTGATCAGGAAGAAGCAATACAGCAATGCTTGGCCAGATTATGTCAATGGATGGAGCAGGCAAGCAGAGGCCAACGTAGGGGGTTGGGAAGCAGAGATTAGGATACAGCCAACTACAGAAGATATTACAAGATTAGAGTTTGCACTAGAAGTTGGATGGGAGATGAAGACAGAGGATAGGGTGATGATCTGGTATACGGTGCAGAGTTGTATTGGAAGAGAGAGAGGGCCAAGGTGGAAGTTTTTATCTAAGCGGTTTAGTTGTGATAGCAGAACAGTGAAGGCTAAATATGAGAAATCCCTCATCAAAGCATATTATCTTCTCAAAGGGATTAAAGTTTAAGCTTTTATTTTATTTTGTTGGTTTTTTAGTTTTTTTAAAAAGCTTTTTGTTTTCTTATAATCATATACTCCGTTTTTGTTTGTCCAAGTTGCATCTTGTACTTTATCTTCCCAATGAGTAATGATGTTTTTTAAAACTTCTGCTTCTTGTTTTGTGATTTTTACTGTATACATTTATGCAACTCTCCTTAATACTTGTATATTTAAACCATTAGTAACCATACCGCAATAGATGTCGTTGGCGTATCTACGCTCTGCTGTGTAGTTATTGTTAGCTATGTAGTAACTCCACCAGTCAAGAGCTTGATCGCTCTTGAGATGGAATTTACATATAGAACCATGATCGGTTATTAGTACATCAATCATTCAGATCTCCTTGTTAGTTATTAAGAATCGTTATACCTATCTTATAGTTTAATTGACATAATGTGTCAATATATATGTTTAGCATGATAGCTTCTATCAACAATATGTTGCCAATGTATCGAAAATGTTATAGATTCGTATAAAATAGAAAAATACTCTCTCTAATTGACAGAGGCTCTAAATCTTATCTTCAAATCCAAAACCAGAGCCTCTGTCTATGGTGCAAATACAGACATGAAAAAAGTTACTAAAACAGTTATGAATAAAATCGCTGATGAGCTTGCTATGGGTAAGAGCCTTGTTAAAATACTCAAGGAAAACCCTAGTTTACCAAGCTATCGAGGGATCACTAATGCAGTTGTAAAGAATGAGGAGCTGTTTGATATCTATGCGAAAGGTAGACGGTTACAAGCGGAGTTCTTTACTGACTCTATTATAGATCTAGCTACATCTCCATTGCCTTCTGATATGGATTCAAGGTTCTTGAATGCAGAGGTGCAGCGTAGAAGATTAGAGGTCGATTCGCTAAAGTGGAGTTTAGCCCGTATTCAACCTTATGGTCTTAGAAACAAGAAGGAAGAGTCTGCGAACACCGGTGGTATTACATTGAGTTGGTCTAACGGTGAGGTAGAGGTTACAAAGAATGACTAAGTTAGATATACAGTTGGATTACACTGTGACTGTAGTCAAAGCTTTAAAGGATGGTGAACAACCAAGGGTGATCGTTAGTGCTGTAGTTAAGGGTAGTAATGATGACGCTGACGTTGTTGCTGAGGATATGTTGGATAGGTTAGAAGGGATTAGTTTTATACCGGAGAGCGTGCAGGTTCATTGATTATGTGTGTGTGATACACGTCTTGTCAATGCTCAGCTACGCGTGAGACCCCCAAGAAAGCTTAGAAATCTAGGGTTTCTGGTGGGGTGACGGGTATTGTACCCGTCGCATAATGCTGGTTTCCTGTGGGTTTGCGAGTAGTTGGTGCCAATATGGTGCTGCTATTTTTTGAAATAACGACCCCCCACCACCCCCAAAAACACCCGGCCACTGTAATAGTGTATTATTAAGGAAAAAGGAAACAGCCTTGTCCACACACATTGAAATACCATATACACCAAGACCTTTACAAGCAAAGCTACACCAGATGCTACCTAAATACCGATGGGCGGTACTAGTGATGCACAGAAGGTTTGGCAAAACAGTGATGATTATTAACCACTTACTTAGGGAGGCGGTCTTAAATCCAAGACCTAACCCAAGGTATGCGTATATAGCACCTACCTATAGACAGGCTAAGAGTGTTGCATTTGACTATTTAAAAGATTTTTCTAGGAAGATCCCTAATGTAAAGTTTCATGAGACGGAACTAAGGATAGATCTACCTAATGGAGCTAGAATAAGTTTACTTGGAGCAGAAAATTATAATAACCTTAGAGGGTTGTACCTTGACGGCTGCTGTATCGATGAAACGGCGGACATCCCGGAAGCGGTATTTCCTGAAGTAATACGACCTGCGTTATCGGATAGGAACACAAAAGAGAAACCTACCTTCTGTTATTTTATAGGAACACCTAGAGGGCATAATGCGTTCTTTGATATCTTTGAACAGGCAGAGGGTAACAAGGATTGGCTGAGTGTTGTGTATAAAGCTTCTGAAACGGGTATAGTGGATCAGGAGGAGCTAGATGCTGCTCAGACTATGATGACCCAAGATCAGTACAATCAGGAGTTTGAGTGTAGCTGGGTGGCTAATGTACCCGGTTCTATCTATGGTAAAGAGTTAGAAGATGCAATGGAGGATGGCAGGATTACAAGAGTGCCTTACAATCCAACGCTTAAGGTTGATACCTATTGGGATTTGGGTATTGGCGATAGTACAGCTATTTGGTTTGCTCAGAATGATGGGCGTGCCATTAATGTGATTGATTATTATGAGAATAGGAATGAGGGGCTACCACATTATGTGGATGTCTTACAGAGAAAAAAATATTTATACGGAGATCATGTAGCTCCACACGATATAGAAGTGCGTGAATTAGGCTCAGGAAAGTCGAGGAGAGAGGTTGCTTGGGATCTAGGGTTAAACTTTAGGGTAGCACCGAAGTTACCTATAGAGGATGGAATACACGCAGCACAGATGTTAATACCTCGATGTTTTTTTGATAAAGAGAAATGTAAGATGGGCTTAGATGCCTTGCGTCATTATCATAGAGCATACAACGAGAAAACAAGAAGCTTTAGAAATAGTCCTGTTCATGACTTTAGCAGTCATGCAGCCGATGCTTGGAGGTATTTGGCTATAGGATTAAAAGAGAAACACAACTGGGGGCAACCGCTACAAAGGGTAGCATCCTCTAATTACAACCCATTTACCCATTCTGGAGAAAATATATGAGTTTTTTAAGTCCAAAAATTCCAACACCGCCACCACCACCTCCAGCTCCTCCGCCACCTGCTATTAAACCAGTAGAGCGATCAGAGATAGATAAGGAAGAGAAAAGGTTAAAAAGAAGAAAAGGGGTACAGGCAACTATATTAACAGGTAGCTCAGGATTAATGAATGAGGCAGACAACACCTATAACCCAACATTGTTAGGATAGATTATGGGAGGATTTTTTGGAGGAGGAGGCGGTGGTTCACCTGCACCTCAAGCAACACCTGCACCGGTAGTACAACCTAGGGCAGCAATAAGACCATCAGACGATGACCCGGCATATAGAAAGAAAAGAAGAGTATCTGGAGAAAAGGCAACCATTCTTACAGGCACACAAGGCTTAACCGCTACAGGGGAAAGCAACTCTGTTAAAACTTTATTAGGTGGATAATATG